TGTTCTGTTTGCTCCAGCAGTATAGTTGTTTAAGTTTGCTGTTCTTGTAAGACCAACAAGTCTATTAAGTGTTGTATTTCTAGAAGAATAACGAATCAATTCATTACCAACATAGACAACACCTGTGTCTGGGAATAAATTTACGTCTTGAACTGTCATATGTTCAACGTCAGTATCATAGAGAGGAGTTACCAACTTAGATCTTGGTCCTTCATTCAGAACCTCGTACCTAACAGGTAAGTTACCTGAACGCATGAATGCTTCTCTGTTCCTGTTGTTGTTCTTAAGTCTGTGTGCGAATACAAAGTTACCTGATGGACCTCTAAACATCCAGTCAATAAATCCAGCACCATACCATGTATACTGGAATCCGATCATTTGCATGGTATTGATCTGAAGTGAATATCCAGACTTACCAGTACCATCACATTTGTCAATGTTCCACTGTGATTGTGGAATAATAATATCCTTAGTCAATGCTGCCTTTGTTTTAATTGCACCAACCGCACCCCTATAGTCAGGGTTAACTGTTAAGTTTGTATCATTTGTAATAGAAGTAACAACATGACTCATTCCACGAATAACCAATCTATCACCAGTAGTTAACTGTTCAGTGAATTTAGTATTGGTTCCTGTGATAAGGTTACTATCTGGAGTAGCACTTACAGTACCAGCAATCTGGAATGTGGAAGATCTTAAACCAACAGATAGGTTTGTTCCATCATACTGGAAGAAGATACCATTCTGATCATCAAACGCACCAGATCTTACAGTAGAACCTTTCCACTTATAGAGAGATACACTTGGTTGTTGACCAAACTCAGCACTAGTAGTAGCAAGTATTTCTGTTGCTAGAACTGTTAATGTAATTTCGTTAACGATACTTGCAACAACATAATGACCATTATATCCAGTAGTTGTAATACCACCAAGAGCAATCTCAGCACCAACCTGTAGACCATGATCAACGTCATCAGTAGTTACAGTTATAATACTACCAATAGCAGTACCATCAGCAGTAACTGATCTTAAGTCATATGACGGAGCAAATAGAGCACCAGTAGTATACTGAATACCTTTACCTGACTGGTATCTAATATACTTTTTAGATTGACGAATCGCCTGAGCACCGTGTGATGGTGAACCTGTTCCTAGTTGTACACCACCGTCAAATGGTCTGTGTGTATAGAAACAATCTGGTCTAGTATAAAGATCACCAGTTAAAGGAGTACCAGTATCAATAGTACCAGTTGTTCTTGTAGTAAAAACAAACTTGTCTAAACTTGGAACTTCTTCAATAAAGAATGGTCCTGAAGCAAGATCGTGATTATTACCAGTAGAACCGATAGCAGATAGAATTGTATTTCCTGGAACCAATCCATGATTACCACTAAAGGTTGCACTAATTCTTGCGATAGCAGAATAGGTTATATTAGTACCGTTGTTGATAGTAGCAGATGTAACTGAAGATAGAGATACAGCTGGATAGAATGCAATAGTCTCTCCTGATACTGGAGAACCACTAGCAGTTATAGCAGTGATCTGTCCAGTTAAGTAATCAATGTCAGTGACTGTAATAGTCATATCGTTGACACCAGCAATACCACCAAGTTCTTGACCACCTATACTGAACTGATAACCAATCTGATATCCAGTACCACCATTAGCAATTTCAGGAGCATATCCACCACCAATAATTCTAGGTAGGAATGTTGCGTTGAATGCAGTATTGTTTGCACTTAATCCTATGAATGTTGCGTTACCATTTGCTGCTGTACCACCAATACTGAATGCAGTAATTTCACCAGATGCACCAACACTGGTTACAGTAACAGTTAAATCGTTAGTAGCACTTTGCCCACCCAAGATTCCACCATCAATAATGACAGTATCGTTTGGTTGGAAACTAGAACCTGGATTGGTTATAGTAGCACCGTATGTTGGTGTGGTTGTTGTATTCTCATTAGGAGTAAAGTTTGTTGTGGTCATTGTCTGCGTATTAGCAGTACCACCACCCCCTTCTAGAGTCTCTACAGTAACTGAGAATGCTTGACCTGGTACTCTTGCTGTAAGTTGTAACTTAGCAAAAGTATTATCAGTTGGGTTAGCAGCTTCTGCAAATACAAATTGGTTTCCAGATGACAGATCATTAATGAGATTAATTAATCCATTTCTCACTTCTGTTATAGTATCACTTGCTAAAGCAGTATAAACATATGTTGCAGCTGTACTTGTTGTTGTATCTGTTATTGTTGTTGAAAAAGTATCACCAGTTTCAATCGTTCCACCAACTTCAACCCATTCTATCTGAGCAATTTTACTACCAGAACCTGTCCTTGTGACATTAAATCCTGCGTTGATACCTAAACCAGCACCAGCACTTCCAGATACGTTAGTGTATTCTTGGGTAGACGGAATACCCTGACCAATAGTAGTAAAGGTAAGAACCTCACCAGCAGCACCAACTGTATTGATAAAGATGTTTAAATCATTGGCAGGTGAATTTCCACCAAGAACGTTACCATAGATAACAATCTTTTCACCAACTTCATATCCAGTTCCAGCAGAAGGAGATCCCTCTGCTGCTGTACCGACAGGAGTAATAGTTTGAATCTGACCATTAGCATCGACTGCATCGATTGTAATCGTCAAGTCGTTAGCTGGTGTTGCACCACCTAAGTTAGTACCTAAGATAACAATTGTTTCTGTGGCAGAATAAGTACTACCACTGTTAGATACAAATACATTTGCATAAGATGCTGAACCAATAGTACCATCTCTTTCAATGTTGAAAGTAGCATTAGATCCTAATCCACCGTATGTATCTCCTTGTACATTATCGTAAATTGTTGTCTGGTTAATATCTACACCAGTATATGCACCAGAAGTTCTGATGATATTAAAGGTTGTTCCAGTACCATTACCAAAGTTAATTGTAGTTGGTGATGTTGGTGTAGAGATGAAACTGTTACCAGTTCTATCTGCTGTATATGGTGCAGATAAAGATATAGTATTTGTTTCAATGTTTGTAACAAAGATTGTACTTCCATTACCATTATCTAAAGCAGCACCGATATCAATTCCTGTTGTGTCGTTAAGAACAATCTGAGAAACAGGTGCTGTAAATGATGTTGTAATATTAATAGTTGTGTCAGAACCTACGTAACCAGTTATCTGTGTACCAGATGCAAGTCCAGTTGCTGAAAGAGGAGCACCAACTGGAGGAGGTGATCCAGGAACAGTAATACCAATCCTTCCTGATCCAGCAGCAGTAGAACCTCTAGTTGTTAACTGACCAGAAGCACCATTAGATTCTACTGCTAGAGTAGGGTTTCCTAATGAAGCACCAGTATAGAAACCTGCTTTCCTTAACTGAACAAATCCAGATAACAAACTGGTAGCAGGTGATAGACCCACCTTACCTTTTGCATAGAAAGTAAACTGAGATGGGTCTGGGACAGCACTAATAATGAATGAACCTTCTGCTTTAGCAAATCCTTCTATACCATCATTAACACCCTTAAGTGTAATAGGATCACCAACAGAAAATCCATGCTCCAATTCAGTATCTACTGTGATAAGAGATGGACCTATACCACCACTGTTTGTAGAAGCATCGGTTGTAATTGAACTAACAGAAACATCAGCACCTGGAAACTCGAAGGAAGATGGATATCCACGTACTAGATCAATGGTCTGCCATTTAGTTGGCTGAATACCATACTCAAAGTCAGCGTCAAGCATACTAAGAGGTTCAGCAAAACGCATACGTTCGATAGCGTCTGTACCAAAGTCGTATGGTCTCATCTTAACTTCATCACCTTCGATGAAGATCATCATCTCATCAGAAGATGAATAAGTTGAAGTATCAAACAGGAATGTAATCGTAGTTACACCGTTTGATAACGTACTAGCAAAAGGGAAATCTGGATCAGATCCATCAGATGTTTCCGTGAAAGATGCCGAAATTTGCTGAACGTTATCAGCAAAGTTATACATCACTATGTTTGCAGTAGCGTTTGTGATCAAGAGAATCTGATCAGCACCAACTTTATCCAGAACTTTTAATGTACCAATTCCAGAAAGACCAGGTGAGAATACATAGTCTCTAATTTGCCTTTTAGCCATTTTTTAATTTCCCTCGATCTTTTTATGAAAGTGCAATTGCTAATGCAGTTACTTGTGAATCTACAGCACTCTTGGACATTGCATCGCCTGGCGCAGTAGCTTTACCTAGATTCGTTATTTTATTATTTAGAAGACTTAGATCAGCAGTAACTCCATTGTTGACATCTAAAGTTCCATCTACAACTGTGTTACCGTTAGCATCAACTGTAAATTTATTACCACCAACACCAAATGTAGTTCCAACAGCAACAGCAGCAGTGAAAGCACCACTGTCTCCTACGACCGCACCAGAAGCACTCACAGAGAATGTAGGAGCAGTTAAATCAGCACCAGCTTTGATACCATTATTAACTCCAAGTTCACCTTCCACCTTAGTGTTAGTACCCTTTAGAGTTGTGTCTCCCACAACGTCAAGAGTTCCACCAACGTCAACATTACCCTGTAGATCTGAATTCTGTACAACAGTAAAGTTACCGTTAACAGAGAAGTCAGTTGCAATGATGTTGTATTTGAATTTACCGTATACAGCAAAACTTAATACATTAGGATCTTCAGCCCATACGATGATTTGCTGATCTCCTGTTGCTTTTACATCAGTTCTTTGATAGAATGTACGTGGGAACAGTTTAGTGTTATAATTTAAATAGTTGGAAGTCTGCAACGATGCTTGACCATCCTCTAAGATTCCTATTCGGAATCTGGTTGGTTGAGCACTCTGGTTAGAGATGAAGATAGAAAGTTCGACATCCTCTCCAGTAGGAACTGTATAGAGACTTGTATTTGTTTTGCCATTAGTTAGCAATAACGAATTTAAAAATCCAGAACCAACTGGATTATCAAGAACCTCTCCATGCACTAAGAACGATGTAAGGTCGGAATCACTATATACCACTAGACTTTGCTCATTGGCGTAGTATAGAGTTTGTGTTTCGTATGTCTCTCCTGCTGCAATTTCTAAATCATAGAGGATGTAGTTTGATGGAGCGAATGCTAACAACGCACCACTAGAAACTCCAATCCTAACCCGTACAGGGTATGGACTTTGGTGTGCGATTGAGATTTTCGCTTCTACCAGCTTACCTGCTGGAGCCACATGAAGGGATGTCCTTGTCTTAATCTGTGGTACAATCGCTGCTAGAGCACCATAAGTAGCCATAACTTTAGGGTTTATATTACAATCATGTTTATTTATAAGTTAGACTGAAATGAAAATTCTTACTGGATTTAATGGGTTTATCGGAAAAAAGTTTGCCGATAAACTTGGAAAGGACTACATCGGAATAGAACAGCAGAATTGTTTTCAGTTAATTGACAACCTACCAATCTGGCATAAGGTAGATGAGATTATCCATATGGGAGCAATCTCTTCAACAACAGAAACTGATATTGGAAAAATTACAGTATATAATACTGAATTTTCTATTAAACTATTCAAAAAAGCAATTGAACTAGGTATACCAGTCAAATATGCTTCCTCAGCATCAGTATATGGAAACCTTCCTGGTTCAATGAATCCACTAAATTACTATGCAATTTCAAAGTTGCAAGTTGATTACTGGGTTTATGACAATATTGAAAAATTTAAATCTATTCAAGGGTTTAGATTCTTCAATGTATATGGAGAAGGTGAAGAGCACAAAGGAAACCAACGTAGTCCTATTAGTAAATTTGTTTCTGAAGCAAAGATGACTAAGAAGATTAAGATCTTTAAAAATTCTGAGAAGATGATTAGAGACTTTATTTACGTTGATGATGTTGTTGACCTTGTTCTAAACCACAAGGGAGGATCGGGAATGTATGATCTTGGTACAGGACATCCATATTCATTTAGAGATGTTGCTGAGATTGTTTGTGACAAATACGATGCAACGATAGAAGAGATTGACTTCCCCGAACATTTACAAGGGAAGTATCAGTATTATACTTGTGCAGATATGGCGTGGGCTGAAGGTTATAACTTCACTAACGTTGAAGATTACATCAATCGCCCCGAAGAACCCGATATGAATCTTCTTCAAAGTGCTCGGTAGAAAATTCAAATAGTTCAACGTCTGTGATGCCTTCCATCATATGCCTAAGACCAGGAGGTATGTAAAACTTATCTCCTGGTTTTAATATAATTGTGTCTGCATCTATAAAGTCATCCCTATGACCATAGGTCATTTTTAGTTCACCACTCTGAACATAGAATGTTTCATCTTTAATCTTGTGGTAATGATATGAACACTTCTTACCTGCATTAAAAAACAAAAGTTTTCCACAATACATTTCAGAATTGCAGATCCACTTTTCATATCCCCAACCTTTTTGTACGATCTTCATGCAAAGAAGTCCTCATCGTTTAAACCTTTATCATCGATAAAGAAATCAGCATGGGGTTTGCCCATGATTAACTCATGATACTTAACACCCCACATTTTTAATTGTGCTTGAGTGAGAGGTCTTAACAAGTCCTCTGCTGCTACTGCTGCTTCTGCATGAGGGAGATCTTTATTCCTACCCATAGCACGAGCAGTCATGTATATTATGTAGTGACCCTCATCATATAGTTTATTAACTGCTGCTATCCTATCTTTCTTAGGAGTAGCACCTTCATATTGACAAGTACCACACCCATCACCAGGTGTACAGATAGTACCATCTATATCAAAGCAGTATCTCATCTATATCATCTCCAGAAAGAACGTATGTACCAGTATTTTGTACTGCTATTGCAGCAGCCTTATTAGCATAAGGTATAGCTTTCTCTATTGTACCATACTCTAGGTAGAAATAAACCAAAGCACACAAGAAAGTATCACCTGCCCCTGCTACATCAAAACAAGGAACATGTTCACCAGGATATACAATTCCTTTATATTCAGCACCAGCACTACCTTTAGTAACAATTTTGTTTCTGTATATACCTTTCAACTTAGAGTCTTCTAACTCATTGATCTTAATGAAGCATCCTTTCTTAGGTAGTTTAGTCTTCTTACTGTCTATGAATACAGGACCATTAAATGCTTCTACCAGTTCAAATATCTTTTCTGTATCCAAGAATCCTTTGTCATAATCAGATATGATCATGGCATCAAATGGTTCTCCTAAAGGTAGTGCATGATGATGTATGTTAGTAGGATAGGTATCACCAGTTGGTAAATCCCATCCATAGTCAGCAACATCATCATCCTCATCCATCCTCATCAGTTGTTGATTAGATCTTTCATCTACAAATCTAGTCTTAACTGGTTTTAATTCATTAGTCATCAAATATACATCGACACCAAATGACAAGAGGTTTTGTCTTACATTACTTGCCATCCCCTCTGCTGTTTCAGTGCGAATATATTCCATTACTGGTACAGGTGCTTCAGGACTTAACCTAGTACACCTACCGTAAACATATTTGTCTATACAAGTCTCACCTATAACGATGACCTTGTATTGTCCTTGTTGTGGAATATTCTCCGATCCTGTCGAAGAATTCAACTCGTTTTGCATACTCACGTCCTACTACTTCTCCGTTTTTCCAGTCAGAACCTACGACTAGTATATCAGGGTTTATGATTTTTATCAATTCTTCAAGCTCTTGTCTTGAATCGAACGTATGGATTACGTCCACTGCTTTCAAAGAACTTAATTGATACTTCCTATCCTCTAATGGATAGATAGGTCTATCTGATCCTTTGTCTTCTCTGACCTTTCTGTCAGTGTCAATACCAACTATAAGCATAGATCCTAAAGACCTAGCATAATTTAGCAATTCGAAATGTCCTCTGTGGAGAACATCAAAGCAACCATTAACCCATATAATCATTTGTACTTCACATATAGATTTCCATGTTGTTGATTTGGATGTTGATTTTGTTTGTAATGTGGTGCATTAATATCAGAACAGAAGAAAGCAGTTACGATATGCTTTGAATCCATTGTAGATTTATTATCTCTATATGGATATAACTGATTACAAGGAAAGATCAAAAGTTTTCCTTGCTCAGACTCACATTTATAATCTAGATCAGGAAACTCAGTTTCCCCACCACCCCTAACAGTATCCAAGAAAATGATCATAGCATATAGTCTTGATAATAAAAGTGGATCCATAGGGGATATGTCAATATGATCTTTAAAGAACCCATTATTTTTTTCATAACATCTAATAGTATGATCGTAAGATACTAATGGTGCTCTCCAAAGAAGTTTATCTTTTGCACCCCACTTATAAAAATGATTAATAGCACGATCAGTTTCAGATGCTAACTGACACCAGAAATCTTGTCCAACAATAGGAGATACTTGCTTACATTTTTTATGTTCGTTATCAATTTTACCTACTCCATCACCTTCTTCTTCATGAAATCTTTCATTAGTCCAAAACCAATTCTTCCATCCATCACAATCTTCTTGAGATAGAAAACCTTTTTCTTCGTATATTAAATCAGTTAATTCCATAGTAGTTTTTTAGATATCTATTTTCTTTTTGTATTAGGTCAACAGTTGATTCTTTTACATCTGGAAAGAATAATAATTCACTCTTCTCAGGTAAGTAAAGATAACATATCTCACTTTCTCTCATAGTCTTTAATACATCCTCTATAGTTTCTACTATAGTATCACCAGCTAGATTAAAAGATGTGTTGAATAAAATAGGCACATCTGTCAAATGATAGAATGCCTCTATTAATTTATAGTAGTTTGGATTCTGTTCTTCTGTAAGAGTTTGAATACGACATGTTCCATCAACATGAGTGATACATGGTATCTTCTCTATCATTGATTTTAATACATCAACAGCATACATCATATGTGGTGATTCATATAACCTATCCATATTAAACCATTCCTGTGCATGGTCAGCAAGTACTGTACCAGCAAACGGTCTCCAATGCTCTCTCTTCTTTACTTTGTTAACAACATCCTTTCCATCTACAGCACGAGGATCATACAGTATAGAACGATTACCCAAAGCACGAGGACCATTCTCAGATTTGCCTTGAGCAATAGCAACAACATTACCTTCACTGATTAGTTCAGCAACTCTTTCAGGTGTAACCTCGCATACCCTAAATTCATTCTGCTGTAATTGATAATTATACTTCAAAGGTTGTCCAAAATATAAATTCCTTAATGGTTTTATTTTTTTCTTTCTAGCAAGTTTACGACACTCTCTTGCATAAGTTATATACGCTGCACCCATAGCAACTCCAGAGTCAGCTGACATAGGTTCAACATATAGATTAATTTCTTTTGGTAACCTTTTTAATATTCTATAGTTAGCAACACAATTTAAAGCACACCCACCAGTAAAGATAATATTATTAGACCCAGTTAATCTTTGTGTATCCATAATCCTTTGGTACACATATTCTTCAAATTCATTTTGCATTTTCCATGCTAGATCTGCATGTCTTTTAAACTTATCATCTTCATTCTTAGAATATGATATGTAATCATAAGGACGTACCTTTACCATCACATTTTTATGTTCATTGAAATCTGCTAAAACAAACCTATCCTGATCCCCTCCTCTATCAGATATCATTGATTTAATTTTATCATTGGGTTCTCCATATGAAGAGATACCCATAGTTTTACCACACTCTAAACCCTCCCATCCCAAATAACTTGTGATACCAGAATAAACCATCCCAACACCAATACTTCTTTTATCATCTACATATGACGGTGCATTCTCGATTGGTTGATTATCATATCCAATAACCTTTTGAATTAAACATGCTGATGCATTAGGATCTTCACTAAACCTAAAGATAGTCTCATGCTCCTTACCCCATGAATGATCAGCACCAGCACCATCTATTACAAGAATACCTGCTGTATCAAATCCTGAATTGTAATATGAACAAGCAGCATGTAGAGAGTGGTGGTAATCCTTTGCTTCTACATACCGTTGAACCTTAATCCCTATCTTCTTAATATATTTAAAGTAAGGTCCAAAATCATTCTTAGTATTGTACAAATGTGTATAAGCACATAGGTCGATTTCTTTAGTGATTTCAGCTACTTTATCCAGAGCATTAAATACTTCCCTGTCATATTTGACATGTGTTAATCTTTCTTCTTGTAAAGACAATACAATTTCATTGTCCTTCATGAGACAGATAGCAGCATCATGAGATCTATTAACACCAAGTATCCACATAATTAAGCAGGATTAAAATTTATATTTAAAACTAAACGTTCAGTTGTGCTCTCTGGATAGCGAGAGGCATGATATCTTCGACCATCAAATAAAACCAATCTACCTGCTTTAGGTTTCACAGTTTTAGCAACGGTAAAGAGACTGGGGTCATACCCATTAATGAACCTCTTGATATTAGGATCTAGAAATTCATTAAAGAAATGAGTATCACCATCACTATCATTAAGGTAATAGATTGCCGTGTATTTCAATCCATCATCCTGATAATCAACATGTGGAACATGATGAGGTTGTTTGTTCTTGTTCAATGTAAAGAGACCCAATCTTAATTGAACAAGATCCTTGATAGTCATATTGATTTTTTCTTCCATCGAGTACAAGAGAGGAACGAAGATATCATACGTCTCAGATTCCTTACCCTCTCTCCCCCAAAGGATGTGCATAAACCCAGTAAACGAAGCATCCTCTACATCAAGCTTGGAATCATTAAGTTTATTTTGTTCCCAATACCACAGTGGTGATGTTATATCACGATTGAAGTACCATGGAAACTTTGAATCCATTACTGTTTGTTTTAAATGCTCCTGATATCTTGGACTGATTACATCATCAATAACTAAGATATCTTCAAAATGGTCAGTCATCGGACTTGTTAGGAACCTTAACTAGTTTTTGAATTTCTGGGAGATACATGTATTCGATCTCACTATGTTCTAATGTCTCTAACGCATCATAGATTGTTTCAACAAGAGGTTCACCTCCAAGATTGAAACTAGTGTTAAAGAGTATAGGTACATCTGTAATCTTGTGGAAAGCATCAATGAGCTTATAGTAGTGTTCATTTTGTTCCTCTGTCACAGTTTGAATTCTACATGTATTATCTACATGAATTACTGATGGAATTTTTTCTTCTATACCATCATGACATTTTACAGCATACATCATGTGTGGTGATTCTTCACGTCCTTGAAGATCAAACCATTCATGTACATTTTCTTTTTTAATAGAACATGCAAATGGTCTGAACCATTCTCTATGTTTAACACCATTAACAATATCCTTACCATCCTTAATAGTAGGATCAAATAAGATAGAACGATTACCTAAAGCACGAGGACCACCTTCGGATCTTCCTTGAAAGATCGTAACAATTTTGCCTTCACGAATAAGTGCAGCAACTGAATTATAATCAGTATCTTTTACATCTAGACCAGCAATAGCTTCGTTATAAGTAGAAGGATCATACTGAGGACCATAGTAAACAGATGCTTGTTTTCTAGGTTCTTCACTATCAGTAAGTTGATGCCACTTCCATAATGCTCCACCAATAGATGTACCACCATCATGTGAAATAGGTTCACAATATAGGTTAAGTTCAGGGAAGCGTTCCCAATACTTATAGTTTGCTACACAGTTAAGACCATAACCACCACAGACTACAACATTCTTTTCACCAGTTAACTCAACTGCTTTCTCAATTAATTGACACATACGTTCAGATGTTTGTTCCTGAATCTTATATGCCATATCCTTTTGAACTTCTGAGTGCTCTAGAATCTCACCTTTGGTTTGATTGCGTTTATCATTCTTGAGAATGTCGAATCGATCTTGATTGATAGTAGCAGCATTAGGATATGTTGGAACAACCAAATCTCTGTTACCCCATTCCCCATTAAAGAATGATGGTATTTCGTCATTAGGTTTGCCGTATGGTGCAAGACCCATAAGTTTACCTGCCTCAATAGCAGGGAACCCACAATACTGTGTTACTGCTTCATACATTTTGGTATGACCAGGATATTCAGTAATGAATGTATTAGGTTCTGGTTCATGGAAACCAATAGCAGCCTTAGTTCCTACATGCTTCCATACTGGTTCAAACTCTTCTGGATACTCTGCATGGAAAATAGTTTCAAATTCATATAATGTATCTGGAACTTCTTTCATTTGTAAGAAACTTCCAGCACCATCTGCAATAACACATGCAGCAGATTCAAATCCAGAATTATAGAAACCACATGAAGCATGCATTTCATGGTGATTTAAATCAAGATAAGTTGTTTCAAACTGAAACTTTTTACGAGCAATCTTCCTTACAAATCCTTCATACATATGCTCACCAGTCCAATCTAAATTAGGACCAGATCTATGTGTATGACATACAACTAGATGATCAATGTGATCAACATACTCAAATGCTTTAAGGATACCTAACATAGGAGATCCGTCATATTTAAAACGAGTAAGGCGTTCTTCTTCTAAGTAGAAGACAATCTCACCGTCAACCATCAAGGTCGTGCTACCGTTATGACCACGTGCAACCGCTAAAATAATCATTATTTTCTCACTTTGTTTTTAATACGTCAGCAAATCCAGATGGAGTCTTACTTAATGGTTTGATATCAGATTGATCAGCCATTAATGCTGGAATTAGATTTGGATTGTTTGATTTCTGTGGTTCCTTCATTCCTAAAGATGGCATAGGTACTTTACCAGCAGCCTTCTGTTTCTTAAACTCTTCCTCCATAGCAAGAGTCTGATCCACATTTTGCTGCATCTCATCAGGAAGTCTGATAACTTTATCAGAAGATTTATAATGCTTCTTCATTAGTTTATCAACCTCTTGCATGACGACAGATTCAACCTTATCATTCATTGCCATGATACGGTCATTGACTCGGTTGGTGTATTCATCAATAGTGATACGAATAGGATCATATACTCTTAAACCCTCACCCATATCAAGTACAGAGAATTTCTTATCTTCTGGATAACTAATGTTCTCTTTGAATGTAGATCCAACAACTACAACTGCTGGTTTATCAAATGCTTTCGCAATATGCTGTCCTACAGAATCACATCCAACAAATAGATCTGCTGCTCTAATAACACCAGCAAGTTCTCTTAAAGATCTACCTTGTGGATGAGATACAGTTTCTGTAAATCCTTCCTTCTCAAAATCAATACCTAGTTCTGAGAAAAGAACAACAGAATACTTCTTCTGTAATTTTTTAATAATACTGATGACATTATTATATTCGAAACTCCTTCCAGAAGTATCCATAATAATATTACCAGCAACCTGTACTCCTCTACCAAATGGTTGGAAGACTATGGTTTTCTTTTTCTTAGTTCTTTGACGAACCTCTTCTACTATAAAGATTCCAGATGTTTCTTCCTCTCTAGAAAGTTTAATTGTTGGTTTAGGTAACTCTCTTGGTTCCGACAAACCATTGATCTCAATGTCAAATGCTTGAGATAGGTTGCATTTTTGATTAAAGTAATGCCAGATTCTATATGGTTCTGGTGTAACTATATCTGTGTGTTTAATCTTGTCTTCGAAAAGATCTTTATGCCAGTGATCGTAGCATTTCCTGTGTAGAATAGGATGACCTTTAAAGAAATCTGTACCACCTTCGCAGACAATAACGAAGTCTTCGTCTGGATGGTCTTCTGCATATTTTTCGAATGCAGGTATGGAGCAGATTACACGGCCTGCACCACCGTTAATGAAAAACGATTTGGGTCTCATAATATGTTAATATAGAATGATATAGAAGGATTTATTCAACTTCACCATTATTTATACGCATAAAAAAGGACGGTTTTTACACCGCCCTATCAGATCTTCCGATCCATCTCGAACTTTTTTAACCCCTTAGAGTTTGTGGAGAAGCGTTGTGTACTGCTTCCTCAGATGGAGTATCAACAGACTTAGTTAATCCTGTTGCTGCATCGATCAACTCATCGTAGTCATTAACACGATAGTCATATCCATCAATCCAAGGAGTACGAGGATCATCAGGGAATGGGATCATGTGTGGTCCCCAACCATCAGCAGCAGCAAACTTTGTGTATAGTCCTGCTAATTCTGCAACAAATCCTTCAAGAGCAGCTCTTTGCTGATCAGTAAGGTTACCCTGACCACCATTCTCAGTTGCTTCTGCATCTAAGTTTGCTTGAGCATCTTCCATCAGTCCATCACGTGCTGCTTTATGTTGCTCCATTGTGATCCAAGGCTTGAACCATGGAAGTGGAGTTTTCCAGTCACCTGCTGCTTGATCATACTCAATCTCGTCAGCTGCATAGGCGTGATCAGGTGAGATTGGGTCAGGACGTTCATAATGAATTGTGTCATCACCAGAAACTTTGTATTCTTTCTGAGGATAACCAGCTGCTTTACCTGTGTCTTTGCCGAAGTAAATTGATGCAATAATTGCTTCTTCATCGGTAGGAGAATTCATGTCGATGAGAACTGCAATTTGATCTACACCAGCACGAGATTGAGCCGCCTCAGCATCACCTGTTGAAGGTGGTCTGTTCATGGTAATACATGATTGAGATGGTTGAAGTTTACCGCTTGCTTTATCGACAAACACAAACAACCATCGTGGTCCGTCATAAGTCCAAGTAGCAGTAAGACCTAAAGAATCTGTCTGTGCCAAGTAATCGTCTGGCACTTTATAAGTGAATGTTTTTGTGAAAGCCATAACCTTAGTTTACCTATACCTTGTTATTTATAAAATTTAATTAGTTTTCGTCGTACTTGTAGTTGATACGTACCATACCACTAGTACCGTTTTGACCATGACAGCATCCACCGCCACAAGTCCAACCCGAAGGACCACCAACACCAGGAACAAAGTTGTGATCAGAGAATGATCCACCCCATCCTAATTGAGCAGTTGCCCAATGCAATAAGCAATATCCACATCCACTGTTTTCACACTGCGTACCAGTCATCCATCCTCCCTTACCATTAACTAGTCCAGCAGGATAAGCAAGATGTTGCTTGTTATAGCAATGGTTGTTATAGCAGAAAAGATAAGCAGCACCAGGAGTACCAACAGCACCACCATCTGCACCACAATAAGTCACGCAGCAACCACCAGGACAACTACTTAAGCACATAGCATTCCATGTACAGCAGCACTGGAAACAGCATGAGCATCCTCCACCACCACCTTTAGCACAGAAGTTACTTAAGTTAGGACCAGTAATATAAGTTGATCCACCAGCATTTCCACACTGTGATCCAGTTCTACCACAACCAGGAGTACCGATCTGAACATCATAAACACAACCTTGTAAGGTTGAAGCTTCACATGTAATACGTTTCCAAGCATATGCACCTGAACCAGCAGGAATACCTCTAGAACAGCAGCAAGAAGAACCTCCTCCTCCTCCAGCACCCCAGAGTTCAAAGATCACATCACAAACACCATCTGGAATACACCACTGAGGATATCTGTAGTAGTTGTAACTTGTAGTAAACTCTTGACAAGTAGATCCACATGCACCTACCATATAGTGTACACAATAACCGTTAGAAGGTAAATTGGCAAGTTTGGTAGTTGCATCAGGAGCAGATAATCCTGCTAATGAGTCAGAAGTAACGAATCCTAATAGATCTCGTAAATTGGTGTTTGGCATTCTAAGTTCCTCTGTCTTCTTATTTAGTTAAAGTAGTACCAAGCACAGTCTTCGTTTGAAGTTGCAGACTGTAACCAGCATGAACAGTATGTGATTCTAATTAAACCACCACCGCCACGGTATCCATAGCAGCATCCACCACCACATGCTGTAGCAGAAGGAGAACCAACACCAGGAAGTGTGGAGTTACAATTGATGTTATATGCCCAAGGCGTTGTACCTGTACAGTACATATATTCATGAAGACAAGCATTACCCTGATGGTTCTGAGTAATATATGCACCCATGTTGCTAATAAGTCCAGCAGGAACAGGCATCATACCTTTAGCCCAGCAGTTATTACCATCACAAGCATTGTAAAAGAATCCAGGTTTACCCTTGATCATGCAATCTCCACCGTAGGAGCAGGATCCATCAGTATGAAGATTCCTACCTAAAGTAACTTTATCTTGGCATCTATATGTTGAGTTCCAGAAAGCCCAGCAACATGTTTTACCAGGAAGTCCACCATTAGCACAGAGGTTACTAGTGTTACATCCAGTGACCCATGTCTTACATCCAGTAATACCACAGCAACAACGTGAGCAGCAGGTTGGTGATGCTACACATAACTGATAACACCGACCACCTTGTATCTCAGGATACTGAGGTGTCTTTCTTACATATGATCCAGCACCACCAGGAACACCTTGCATACAGCAACAAGCACCACCACCAGATGCACCACCACCCCATAACTCGAAAGTTGCTTGAGTAGTTCCACAAGGTACGCACCAATGTTGGATGCAATACTCCCAGTAGTTAGAATCACAGTTATTATTGTTACAGTAAGGATGGAATAAGAATACCCTTCCGTCGTGGTTCCTTTCTAGTGCGGAATTTTCTGCAATCGTTTGATCAATTGTTGAGGCAAATTCTCTGCCTAATAGTTCTCGTAAATTCATTTGCCTTTCCTTATGTTTTGCAGAATAGAGTGATTCTTACGAGTCCGTGAGCACCCTCAGAAGAACAGCAGCAACCGCCACCAAATGTTTGGGATGATGTACCACCAGAACCAGGAGGACCGTTTCTGAAGCAGTCTCCTGAGAGTCCACCGTTGTTACCAGTCATCCATAGTGTTTGTGTTCTACCACAAGTTGCCATGCTACATTTTCTAGTAGCATTAACCACACCGTAACGAGCACCGTACATAGGAGGGTTAGGGTGATAGTCTTTCTTCATACACCAGTTACCGCAACCAGGGTTACAATCATAATGAATATATGGTGTGAGAGAGTTCCAGTACCACTTACCTTTCTCTTCACAAGAATCCATGCAATCGCTGCTTCCTAGTGTGTAATGTTCTGTTTGCTGTCTGCAACATGCAGGACCATTCTCGAATATTCTAGTTCTACATGAGAAGTAAGAATCAACCCAGTGGCAACAGTTCCATCCATAACAACCACCACATGCACAGAAGTCACTTAATCCTGGTCCATCAACATATGTCTTACAACCATCAAAACCACCTCTGGAAGGATGTCTACATGTACCACCTGCTACACAGATGTCATAACAACAATTATCTAACTGGGAGACACTTTGTACAGCAGCACAAACGGTACAAGAACTATATTGTCCAGAGAAACCATTCCAAGCAATAGAACAGCAACATGTACCAGATCCACCGCCTCCTCCTCCCCAGAGTTCGAACTTAACCTTGCAGACACATGAAGGTGGAACGCACCACCTTATACGCTGCCAGTCGTAGTTGTAAGAACTACTAAATTCCCAGCAGTGGTTGCCTCTGTAGTATAACTGATGCTCCCCACCACCCATATAAGTCTGAATGGGGACTACATTGTTATCAGGTATATCTAATAAATCTCTTAAACTTGACATTTCGGCTACCCGTTATTGTTTAGTTGGACAGTATCGACCATCCGTAAGCAGATCCTGTATAGATTAGTTCAAGTGATGCATTCTTAATATCAAAATCTAAATCTTCTGCTAAGTTGGCAATTTTGTGACCGTTGCGAGCAACAGTTACTTTGTTAGTATCACAGTTACCAGCTGCATCAACAAGATTAATACGATCACCAATTTTACCATTAGCAGGTAAAGTTATAGTGAAAGCTGATCCTGTAGTGTCAAGTAATAAAATTTGTCCAGCCAAAACAGAATGAGTAGTTGTTACTGCTAACGTTTCTCTTGTATCGGATACTGGTGTTAGGTTGCGTCCCATTTTTCTAATATCTCCGTGTAAATCTATTTATTAATTAGGAAGTTGTTTCTTCAACACCGTAAGCAGAGATACTTACGCCAGTTGTATCCGAGAATGCAACTAATTTTTTTCCAGTTCCCATAGCGAAACCAGTTCTCTCAAGAACTCCATACCCTCCAATCTCAGCATTGTACTCGACGTACTCAGCAGCAGATGGTGTATCAGCAGCTGCAAGAGCTACTCGTACATCAACTGGAGTTGCATTGGTGTTAACAATGTTAAAGTTCATGTATGCTACAGTACTTGCAGGTACTGTGTATATTGTTGTTAATGTATTTGCGGCTAGGGATGTTTGAGTCCCCAATATTCCAGAAGCCATTTTCTATTCTCCGTGTAGCAGATGTTAGTGGTTATATGATATTTATAATAATTGGGGGGATCAAACTGACCCTGCCCAGAAGACGTATCCTTTAGTCGTACGTGTGCTATCAATATATGTCTTGACGGCACGTTGAGTAGGAACTTTTTGGTTTGAGTTAGCAGACATAGTAACATCAGAAGAGAATTCTGTGATACTTTCTCCTAACTGAGCACCAATAGAACCCAGTCTCAAGGATGATAGACCAGATAGGTCAAAAGATGATGCGTTCAATGTAGTTGAACCAGTTGCCTGGTTAACCTTAAAGTAACGACCAACGGTAAAGTTACCATCTTGGTCAGTTGATACAAAGAATACACGTCCTGGGAAGTCTTCAGTGACCTCATTGCCTGGTGCTGGATCCACTAATGGATCTCCAGGCCAGTTAGTATTTAGTTTGTTTCCTGTACCTAAGTCTAGGAAGTCATGACCAGTTAGACGAACTTGACTATAACCATATCTGATTTTATAGTCTTGTCCGTCAAAAGTTCTTGTAGGTTTCTCAGCAGCAAGAACAACTAATGAAGTACCAGTTGTATCTGTCTGTGAGTTTGTTACCTGCATAAACTCATTATCAATCTTGATGTAGTCATTGAGATTGAAACCAGAAGCGTCAGAAATTCTAACATTATCTTGAGAGTTATTAAGATCTCTCAAAGTATCTGTTTGATCGACAACCTTGATTTCAATAGCACGAACTGAAGCACCACTGTTATGAGCAGTAGCATTAGTTCCTTCAACTCCACGAGTAACATCCATAGATGTTGCTGTTGGGAATGAAGTAATGCCCATCATTTCATCACCTACAATACAGAATGCTCCAATTGAGAATCCACTAATTGAGTTAACATAAATTGTGGTTTCAGAAGAACTGTTAACAGCAGAACTCAAGTTACTAGCACCACCATACTGATATCTAGTGATCAATTCCAGACCTAGATGAGTAGCAGCAGCACTTCCTAGCAGTCCTCTAGTAACAGTTAAGTTACCTCTTCCTGTAGGAGGATTATATGATGAGTTCGCAATAACGAATGTGAATGGTTCATCACCAGCATCACCAGGACCAGTAACAAATTCCATCGAACCACCTGGAACAGGGGCAGATGACCTACCAGTTATGGCAAGTACGAATCCATTCTGACCACCAACAGCATCAGCATTGCTAAGTAGAGCACCTTGTACTCCAGAAGTTTGACCATCTATAGTTTCACCTTGTACAAAGGTTCCTTTGAAAGGTCTATAAAGAATCTTACCAACACCAGCCTGTACAGAGATGATCTCTCCAACAGCACCAGATGTTAATCCAACAATTCTTTCTTCATTCAACCAAATTGAATCTTGTGCTCCAGCAACGATTGTTCCTGCATCATATTCAAGTGATAATCCATCGATAGTACCATCAAGAGTTGATTCATTAGTATCAAATCCAGAAGATACAATACCATAAACACCCCAAGAAGAGTTACCTGCAAGAGATCTGATTCTACCACCACGTGTAGAAGCATAAGAAACATGACAGTAGTAAGTAAAGCAAGATACAATCTCAGCACCTGCCTTGTTTGTAACCCAGAAACCTACACCACCATCCTCATGGATTTGTGTCCAAGAGTCAAACACCATTGTTTTGTTTGATCTATTATCAAACGTAACAGCGTTAGTAGAAGCACTTACAAATGTATGTCCATACTGATCAGCAGGAGCAGCAATACCAACATTAATAACAATGTCTGTTGAGTTTGCTGAAGTAATTACAATTTCCTTACCAAAGTAAGGGTCAGTCGTTCTTGGATATGCATGGTTTGTAGCATTACCATCTTTAGCACAAGTAAATGTGATAGATGCTTGTGCTAATTGAATACTAGATCCAGCAGTTAACCCATGACCTGAACCAAGAGTAAGAGTCATATCACCCGTAGAAGGATTATATGAAGCATTTGTTGGTGTAAACTGTGCTGTGTTATCCCACTTAGCGTGAACATCACCATCAATAACAGCACCAACTCCAGTTACACCGAAGCAAGAACAGTTTGATACGTAAGGTGATCTTTTAATTGGTGAGTTAGGATCTAGACGTACATAAACACCACCCATTGTAGCAGTGTTAAGATCTTTAGGATCAGAAGCAGAAGGAACGAATCCACCCATTCCATCCATAACCATGTCCTTAAGCATAGTGGTGCTTCCTAGCATCCACATAGTTAAGTTTTCGTTATTGATTGGTGTTACACTACTGATAACAATATCTGAAGCACCTGATTCATATGTGTCTGAAGTTGTCCAGAGGTTAGCATTAGCGTCTCTAGTTACACTTCCAAGTCCAGAACCTAATCCAGTTGTTACAACTCCAATTAATGTTGTAATGGTTGCTTCCTGAACAATACAAGTTGCGTTTCCACTTACAGTACTAATGTCTGTAATGCTTTCGTTCTTAACCTGACTCAATCCATGAGTACCAACAACACTAATTGTTGTGTTATTGATAACATCTTTCATAAGAGGAGTTAAGTATCCTAAGATCTGATTAACTTCTGCCTCACCACCACTCCAATAGTTAGTAGTGATCCAATTATCAACTGTGTCATAAACACGGTCGTTACCACCATAACCTAAGTTAGCAGTAATATCCTGAACCAAACCAGCCATTTTGCTTTCAAATATAGAAGCATCTCCACCAGGAGGACTAGTAATAGTAACACCACCAGCAGCGGCTTGTGCAAGAGTTTCCTTGACAAGGAACTGTGTGTTAGATGTTAATAGGTTATATGAGTCACCAGTTTTGTTATTCTCAAATCCATCAGTCTGAACATATATGTCAGAACCACCTTCTCTAACGTCAATAACTTCACCAGTCTTACTTCCATCACCAGATGTAATAGTAGAACCAAGAACTCTATATTGAGCATCAGGTACTTGTGCAAGTGTAAGTTTAACAACACTTGAAGGTTCACCAGCTCTTGCTTGAATCCTTGATGTTCTTAAGTTATCACCAACAATACCTACTTGCTCAGGAACCCTCATTGGAAGGATTTCATTATATGTACCTGCTTTAACGTAGATTGTTGCAGGACCAGTTACATTATCTACAGCGTGACGAACTGTTCTCCATGCTGTTGTAATACTGTTACCTGGATTGGTATCTTTACCTTCTGGAGTAACGTAGTAAACTTTATGTGTAACGTGACTCTCTTTCCATGCTGGATAACCTTGACCATCAACAGTAAGAACTTTATTCTCAGTTCCAATTGCTAATCTAGCAGGACCTGCTCCAGCTTGATAAAGAATATCACCAGATGTTGTCAGAACGTTGGCAGACGCTCCTTCAGCAAGTGAATTCCAGTATGTACCAAGAGTATCTGTTTCAGGTGCATTACCTGTTGACTGAGCTACACAAATATAGGAGTTACTATTTCTAGAAATAGCATCACCTGGATAGTAGACAGTACCTACATCCCAAGTTCCCTTCCATGTAAATCCACCAACAACGAAGTCCCAATCAGAAGTGTTTGTATCAGGAGACTTATTAATATTTGTTGTCTTAGCAACATATGAGTTACCACCTAAGAGTACAACGTCACCTGGTTTATAAGTTGTAGTTGCATTCCAGTTACCAACAACTTTGAAACCAGTTGTTAGGATATCCCACTGGTTACCAATACCGTTATTTGGTTGAATAGAAATACTAGTTGTTAAAGCAACATATGAATAACCACCATATGTTACAATGTCTCCCTTCTGATACTCTGTAGCTGAATCCCAAGTATCTTCAAACTTAAGACCATCTAAGTAGGCAGAGAACTTAGCACTGTCAAAAGTACTAGTAGATAGGTGTGGATCAGTAGTCCTATAAAGTACGTTACCGTATTTTGCGATATCGTTTAACTTATAGAAAGTAGCTGCAGCCCAGTCACCTGTGTTGTAGATACCTTCTGTATGAAGGTTCCAACTGCCTGCATCGGTTGCGTACCATTGTGCAGCATTCGAAACCGATGTATGGTTAGCGGTAGCTACGTAAGTGTTAGCACCAAATTTAACAATGTCATCAATGACATAGGCGGTCGCAGCCGTCCAGTCACCTCTCCAGTTAAATTTTAGTCTGCCAAGTCTAAAATCTGCCATTTGTTTTTCCTTTACTTAGGTCCCTCGGTTGTATAATCGTAAGATTCATTGAAACGAACATTGAAATATCCGCCATCATCTATAAAGTAGGTTACTTTTCTACTGTCAAATCTGTACTGCTGGTATTCATCTTGTGGATGATTTGTGTATGACTTTTCTTCTGTAGTTTCTTCTACATAATCGGTCATACCAGTTGCAATATCTAGGTATGGAGTTCCATCTTTACGATGGAAAGTTACTACATCATCATCAATACTTCTTATTTTGGTGTAGTTGAGCATGCCATCAGCATCTCTGCTTAGAGCGTGGATAGTAAAATCGTTACCAAGATCGTAGTTGTTACTAGCAAATCCGCCACCACCGCCACCGCCTGAGCTAGTGCCACCGCCTCGAAAACTATCGCTAATGTACATCGTCATTGGACTATTACCCTCCAGTAAACTCCTTCCCAAATAAGTTGGACACTTGCTCCTTTGACATCAAACACCAGAGGTGATGATATAACTCCAAATGTATTCTGGAATTGTCGTCCGATAGGGTCCGTCAGAGTAACATTATTTATATCCCAACTAAACTTTACGTCAATAAACTCTATTACATCCCCAGATTTGGGAACTAATTGGTTATTGTAAAGTGGAAGGGTTAACGATACTGGACCATTTGAGGAGTCCACCAAATAACGAAGGCTTGTTCCAAGAGTTTGATTTGAATTGATATATTCCCATCTAGCTCTAAAAACGTCAAATCCACCAGT